ATGGAGGATAAACAAGTGAAAATTAATAGAGATAATATGGAATTTTCATATAAAATAGAAAAATTAAAATCTAAGTTAAATCTTAGTGCAGATATAGCGAAAGCTATTGATGAAGAATTGCTAAAATTGAACCTACATGAAAATGAAAATTTAGATGATATAGCAGAAAAAATAATGACTGTTAGAGATGGATTGAGAGATTTAGCAGATTTTATGAGAGAAAATAAGTAATTAGCCGTACTTAGAAGGGACAAATTAACAACTTAATAGAGAATAGGATTATTTCAGAACATAAATATATAGCAGTATTATCATTTGATAATCAATTGATAGAAGATATAAAACAATTTTAAGCATAAAAAGGCATTAGAGAACTATAAACGGGAATTTATAAATCTTCTCTAATGCATATCCTATCTAATATTATACCATAAATAAGTTGATAAAGGATAGGTGATATAGCATGAAAGAAAATTTATTTAAGAAAACTGAGAGTCAATTATATAGATATTATGAATACAAAAGTAAAATTCAAAAGTTTAGAAGAAAAGTAGATGATTTAGAAGAGCAGATCATATTGCTAGATAATCAAATGAGAAATGTTCATAAATATATTAATCTTGATACTATGCCTCCAGGTGCAGGATGTGGCGAAAGAGTACAATCCAGTATATCTGGTACAAGCTATATGGAAAAGCAAATGGAACAGGAAGTAACCAAGCTTGAGAAAAGGAAAATAGAAAAGATTAAGACTAAGATAAAAACTGAAACTAAGATAATGGAAATGCAGAGCTTCATTAGAAGAATGGATGCGAATATAGAATACTTACTAGAAGAAGATAAAAGATTTATAGAGTATTTCTATGGAGCAAAAGAAAAGATTCCATTTATTGCAATGCAACTTAATATTGCTCAAGCAACTGCATATAGGAAAAGAGAGGAATTAGTTAAAAACATAGAGGATTCTATGTGGATGTATAAATAATTTTATTTTTATGCAATAATTAGAAAGATAGAGGAATAAAAATAAAGGGGGAAACTATGAAAAATGTAAGAATAAAAAAGCTTTTGTTTGACAAATATGATAAATATGAAGCAAAGAAATGTACAATTAAAGAGTACGTAGAAAGTAATAGTAAATATGAAAATAAAGAGTATATAGGTGAGGAAATGGAACGAACAAAAATAGTAATTGAAAATAAAAAATCTCCTTATCTATCATGCTTGTTGGCAATAGTATTTGCAATTTTACCCAACATAGTCTCAGCATTCATTGATATAAATGATGAGATTAATATAAATGGTACGGATACAAATTTATTTAGGGGTGTTATGATATTTTATTTAATTATTGTCTGTTATAGCTTTATGTATTATTTAGTACGAAAGGAAGAAGATTTTCTTATTTATAACATATACTTAAAAGTATTGGAAGATAAATACAATAAAATACTAATGAATTGCCAATATAATAAAGAAGAAATAATTTTGAACGAAATATTAGATAAATGTAATCGCATAGAATGTGGAATCGAGGATTTACAAAATAAAGTTGATAATATTTTGAGAAGAAATTGAGAAAAATAATCTTGATTAACAGTTATAATATTAAGTAAGAGGTATCCAGTAAGACATGCCCCCCTAACATGAAAGCTTACATACCTCAGACATAAATTCTTAAACCCCTTTTATAAATACACATGTAATGCTAGGCAGGAATTACAACAATGTTTAGTCGTTACTGCGTAAACCTTAGAAACCAGTAAATACATGAAATATATTGAAGGTGAGGTGAAAATCCTTCATGGCACAATATATTGTATTTACTGGTTTTTATAATTTATTATCTACAAAGTTTATCAAGAGTAACATTAAGAGCATCAGCCAATTTAATAGCAGTAGATACTTTACATTCATCTTTACGTTCTATATCTTCAATAGTACGTTGAGGAACACCACTTAATTCAGATAGTGCTTTTAATGTTAAAGACTGAGATTTACGTATTTCTTTAAGATTCATATTTATCAATCCTTTCTAGTTATAAAAGATAGGATAATGTTAATAATGAGTAGTACTACAATTAAAATATCAAGAATAGAAATATTTTTAAAATCAATAAGTTTTAAAGTAATCAAGACAATAATGATAGTAGTAAGGTTATTATTTAAATATTTCATAACAATTTACGATATGATATAATGTTTTTACGAGGGGAATTGTTAGTTCCCCAAGTATTGAGTGGGTACTTATTTATCATCATCGATTATATCAACAAGCTTGCAGGCGATTTGTATAATCAACCAGATGATTGTAAGTACCTTTATTATTATATCAATCGTTCTCACCTCCTTCCTTATGTATATATTATACCACGTTTTAACGTGGAAAACAATAGGAATCGAAAGAAAATATTATGAAAATTAATAGAATCTTAGAAATAGGGTTCTTTTTTTATGTAATAAATTAGAAAGAGGTAAGAAAATATGAACAAATATCAAAGAAGAATAGATACGATAAGAAACAGATTACCAGGATTAAATAAGGATCAGCTTAGAAAGTTGGTAGAGGATGATAATTATATAAAATTTATAAGTGCAACAATAATAGGAAATGAAGTAATAGAAAGAATAGTGAAAAGAGATATATTGAAAGAAGGTGGAAAAAATGAAAATTAAATGTTATTTAAGATATAAGAAGGGTACTAATGAAGTAAGATGCATATGTAAAAGAGATAATCCTGCATGTGAAAGACATAGAACATGTATAAGAGAAGTAGTAAATCTTAATATATACAAAGATTTAGAAAATTGCTTTAAGAACAGTGAAAAAAGAAGGTGATAATATGGATACATGGCAACAGATAGGCGTATTTATAATATTACTAGTTTTATTAGCTGAAATACTATATATAGGATTAATACCCTACAATATAAATAGAATAGCTGAATCATTAGAAGAAATATCAAAGAGCATGAGAGAAAGGAAATAATTATTGAACACAGTGAGGTGGTGATATTGAGATATGGATAAACAAAATTATGAACTGGCAGAAGAAGATTATATTAATGGTATGAAGTATAAAGAAATAGCAGAGAAATACAATGTATCTATCAATACAGTTAAGTCATGGAAGACTAGATATAAGTGGTGCAAGGATAAAAAAGGTATGCACACAAAAAGTAAAAAAGTATGCACACAAAATAAAAAGAGTGCAGGTGCAAAAAAGAATAATGAATGTGGTATAAAAGAGCCTATTGCTGATGAAGTTAAAGAAGTCATGAATAATGAAGAATTAACGGATAAGCAGAGGCTCTTTTGCATTTTCTATAGTAAGTGCTTTAATGCAACAAAAGCATATTTAAAGGCTTATACGTGCACCTATGAAACAGCCAATGCAGAAGGATATAAACTCCTTGTAAATCCTTGTATAAAGAAACAAATAGATGAATTAACAAAAATAAGGTTCAATAAGGAAGCACTAAAAAGTGGAGTACTCCAAAAATACATTGATATAGCATTTGCAGATTTAGGTGATTATTTGAAGTTTGGCAAGAAAACAAAAGGAGTATGGACAAAAGATAAAGATGGAGTTAATACACCAGTTATTGATCCTGATACTGGACAACAAAAGATAAAAGAATATAGCTATGTTGATTTAAAGGAGAGTATAAGTGTAGATACGTCATTAATTACAGAGGTAAGTGAAGGAAAAGATGGTATAAAGATAAAGCTTGCAGATAAAATGAAAGCACTTGATTTCCTTAATAAGCATCTTAATTTATTATCTGATGAAGATAAGATTAAACTTGATTTAGAATATAGGAAATTACAAAATGCCAAACTTGAAAATGAAGTTACAAGAGCCAATAAGAACAATAAAAAAGATGGATTAAAAATTGTTATAGATTATGGTGATGAAGATGGAGACAGTTAAAGCACAATTTAATCCGATATTTAAAGATTCAAATAAAACTAGAAAAAGATACAGAGCAATGAAAGGTTCAGCGGGTAGTGGAAAATCTGTAAATGTAGCACAAGATTATATTTTAAAACTAGGAAATATTAGATATAAGGGTGCTAATTTACTTGTAGTAAGAAAATCAGAATCCACCCATAAATTTTCTACTTATGCTGAACTTACAGGTGCTATTAATAGAATATATGGTGAATATGCAGAAGATTATTGGATTATGAAATTGAGCCCTTTAGAAATAACGAGCAAGGTAACAGGTAATTCAATTATATTTAGAGGCGTAAATGATGCTAAACAGAGAGAAAAATTAAAATCAATAAATTTCCCTCATGGCAAATTAACCTGGATATGGTGTGAGGAAGCTACTGAACTCATGGAAAGTGATGTTGATATATTAGATGATAGACTTAGAGGAAGACTGGATAATCATGATCTGTATTATCAAATAACATTCACATTCAATCCAGTATCAGCTATGCATTGGATAAAAAGAAAGTATTTTGATTATAAGAGCGAAGATATATTTTCACATCATAGCACATATTTAACCAATAGATTTATAGATGAAGCATACCATAGAAGAATGATGATGAGAAAAGACCAGGATCCTGAAGGATATAAAGTGTATGGTTTAGGAGAATGGGGAGAAACTGGAGGAACTATACTTCACAATTTTATTATAGAAGAGTTTCCTACAGATTTTTCATGTTTTGATGAAATGAGGTTAAGTCAGGACTTCGGATTCAATCATGCTAATGCAATATTGAGGATTGGATTTAAAGATGGTGAATTATACATATGTAATGAGATATATGTTCATGAACTTGACACATCAGAAATTATAACTATAGCAAATAATAAAAGATTAGAAAAGAACTTGATTATGTACTGTGATAGTGCTGAACCAGATAGAATTAAAATGTGGAAAAAGGCAGGATACAAGGCTATAGGAGTAGTTAAAAAGCCAGGAAGTGTACATGCACAAATAGATTATTTGAAACAACTAAAGATTCATATACATCCGTCATGCTTGAATACTATATCTGAAATTCAACAGTGGAAGTGGAAAAAAGATGAAAAAACAGGATTGTATCTTGACGAACCAGTTGAATTTATGGATGATGCTATGGCAGCGCTTAGATATTCAATAAATAATAAGCTTAAAATTGAGGTTTCTGGAAAATATGATGATGATGTTTATAACAAGGGAGTAGGTTTAAAGTCAAAGCAAAGATATAACAAGAAAAAAGGAGGACATGTATTCTAATGATAGATAAATCAATATTTGATAATAATTATAGAAATAAGAAAGAGCAGCTGTTAAAGTTAAGTCATTCAGAAAAGAGTGAAAGAAGAAAAGCTAAGAAGGATTTTATATTTTATTTAGGTGAATGTGAACATAAAAGAGCAGCATTATTGGATCGAGATTTTTTAGGTCAAAGCTGGATGAATGTAGATGATCTTGATTATGTTCCAAGTCAGATAATAGATAATAAAATAAAACCATTGATTCATAAGCAGGCAAGGTTTATGTTTGGAAAGTCACCAGACATATTATTTAAACCTTACGATAAGAAGTATAAAGATAATTGTGAGGAATTAAGGCAATATATAGATGCTATATTAAATGCTAATAAGTTCTGGAGTAATACTTTAAAGGCATTCAGATTAGCAACAGTAACTAAAAGAGTTTTATTGAGATTAGAAGCAAATCCTAATCAACCAGTAAAGCTCTTTTATCATTCTATAGATGATTTCAGCTATAAGAATGACTCTTATGATTCAAGTAAATTAAAATCAGTTACTTTTGTAAGGGAAGATTCAAAGAATAAGAAAGATGATGAGACTAATAATTTATGGTATAGATACACTTACTATATGAATAGTGGATACTGTCATTTAAAAACAGAAACGTATAAGGGGGATAATCTTGATACACCTATAGATATAAAAGAACAGAACACAAGACTTAGCAAAATACCTTGCTGGGTTATAGTAAATGAACAAAGTCCTAATAATATTATTGGGTGTAGTGATATTAAAGACTTGAAGCCATTACAAAATGCTTATAATAGAAGATTAAGTGATTTCAATGATGCACTTAGATTCTTGCTATTTGGACAGACAGTAATTATTGATGGTGATGAAGATGATGTTAATAAATGCAATATAGCACCTAATAGCTTAATGGCTATAAAAAGTATTAACCAAGAAGAAGGAACAAAACAGGCGCAGGTTAAAAGAGTAGAAAGTGGGTTTAGTAATGCAGAGCCGATAAAAATGTATTTGCAGATGTTAGATGATAGTATGCATGAGAAATTAGCAATACCTACCGATGAGAAATTAAAGGACGTTCCAAGTGCAAAAACAATAAAGTATATCTATACTGAATTAGTAGCTAGGTGTGGAGAAAAATGGAATGATTGGGAACCTACAATAAGAAGTATGCTAAGACTAATTGTTGAAGCATGTAGCAAATTCCATTGCTATAGCGATTGGAATCATGTTTGGGATGAACTACAATATTCTATTGTTATTAACAAGAATTACCCTATCCCTGAGGATGAAGAAGATGCTAAGAGACTTGCTATGGAAGAAGTAGTAGCTAAAGTAAGAAGTCATAAAAGTTATATTAAGGATTACTCAGATGATGAAGATTACGAAGAGCACTTTAATGAAATATTACAGGAAACAAGCCTACTTCAAAATGCTCAAGATTCTATGATGAATGATATTACTAGTGAAATAGATGATATAGATGATGAAGAATAGTGGTGAAGAACCATGAGTTTTTATAAAAAGAAAGTATTAGAAGTTCGTAAGAAAATCTTACAATTAACATTGGAGCAGAAGAGACAAATTAATCATATATATGCTAAGTCTGCCAATAGATTGATTAATGAGATATTAGAATTACCTGATATAAGTAGAACTAGAGTACATGATATAGATATTGCAAGATTACTTAATGATTATACTAAAGACTTATATAAGCAACTGTATCCTAATATTAAAGATAATATGATGGAAAGTTCTATTATACAAAGACAAGTTATATTAGATTTTGTAGATCAAGTTGCAAAAGATAGAAAGTTAAGTGAGATAGTTAAACATAATATTAATAGTTATTCAAATACTGTTGTTAAAAATCTAATTGCAGGTGAATATTACAAAGATGGAAAGACATTAAGTAAAAGATTGTGGAACCTAACTTTAGATAATGGAAATAAGATAGATGAATTTATAAAAATGAATATTGCCAGTGGAGCCAATGCTAGAAAGCTGGCTAATGATTTGGAATTGCTTATTAACCCTAATAATAGAATTGTTACAAATAATTTTAAGGCAGGTTTCAATAGTTATAAGATATCATATCAGGCTCAAAGATTAGCTAGAACCAGTATTACTCATGCAGCTACAGAAACACAAATTCAAAATGCTAAGAAAAATCCTTTTAGTAAAGGGCTAAGGTGGAATTTAAGTGCAAGTCATAGTGCTCGTATGCATGGTAAAACAGATATATGTGATGATTATAATGGACAAATATTTAAACCAGAAGAAACACCACTACAACATCCCAACTGTCTGTGTTATTTTACAGAAGAAGTTGCAGATATTGACGATGCAATAGCAAGAATAAATAAATGGGTTGAAGGTAATGAAGATAAGGAGTTAGATAGTTGGAGTACAGATTTTAATAAAGGTGAAGATAATATTAAGAATAAAACCAGTAGTTCAGTCAAGGTTAATGGAAAAGATGGAACTATAGATATTAATATACCTAAATCAAAGAATAAAAATATAAATACAAATGTTGGAAAAGATGATATAATAAATAATAAAAAATCTTTTAAAGAAGCAACAAACATAAAAGAAGCAGAGAGGTATTCTATTAATAGTTTAGAATTTAATAAAGTTAGTTTTAGTGGAATAGACTTGAGTGTAGTTAATAGAATTAATAAAACATTAACTAAAACTTATGATGAATATCCTATGTTAAAAGGTTTTATACAAGAGATTAAGACATGTAAATCTGGAGCACCAGCAAGTGCACAGATAAGTTATAAAAATGGAATTTTAAATACAGTGTTAAAATTATCAAGAGATGATTTGAATAATTTAAATGATATTGATGATATGATTAAAAGATGTGTTAAAGCAAAATGGTGGACACCTAAGGATAGCATAGATGGTATAGTAAAGCATGAATTAGGACACATGATTGAATATGCATCTACTTTAAAAATGTATGGTGTCGATTTTGATAGTAATAATTCAAATTTGATAAAAAATGTATTTAATGCTATAAGTAATGGAGAATTATCAGCGGAAATAAAACAAGAAGCTTTAATGAATTTAGACATAAAAGATACTAAAAAAACTATAGTTGATAATTTAAGTGAATACGGAACAAAAAATACTAAAGAGTTTTTGGCAGAGGCAATATCTGAAAAAGAACCTAGAAAGCTTGCACAAGAAGTTGTTAAAATATTAAAGAAAAAGATTGGAGGGATATTTAATGATTGATTTTCCAATTGAATTAATTAACTGCACATTTATTGATGATGATGGTAATAGACAGTTAAAAGAGAATGCAACAGAAAGTCAAAAAAAGATATTTAAAAATTTTTATAATAGTTTCAATGAAGAATTGTATACTGAGGATGAATTTTCAATAGAAGATTAAGATGCACTTACTTAGAAAAATAAGTAGGTGCTATTTTTAAGTTTAAATTATGAGAAGAAAATGAGAAAAAGTTGAGAAATTTCAAAAGATACACATGATATAATAAATATAGTAAGAATTTAGCACTTAGAGACATCTAGGTGCTTTTATTATGTTTAAGATAGGGTTTGGGATTAGAGAAGTCCTCACCTATCTTTTTTATTTTATATTAAATTAAAAGAAAGGGGTATTAATTATGCCAAATTTAAGTGAAATTCTAGGAGATGCTTATAAGAACATACCAGAAGATGTACAAAAAAAATATAAAGATATAGATCTAGTAGACAGTTCTAAATATATTGAAAAGTCGGATTATGAAACAATAAAAAAAGAAAGAGATCAATACAAAAAGGATATTAAGAAGCGAGATAAGGATTTAGAGGATATTCAAGATAAGGTTAAAGACAATGAAGAGTTGACTAAAGAAATTGAAAATTTAAAGGCAGAAAATAAAAAAATAGCTGCTGAATCAAAAGCTGAATTAGATAAATTAACGTTTGAATCAAAACTTGAAAAGAAGTTAGGATCATATAATCCTCAAAATGCTTCAATGCTTAAGAAAGCTTTAGATTTAAGTAAAATTACAAGAGATGGAGATAACTTTATTGGTCTTGAAGAACAGATTAATTCTTTAAAAGAAAGTGACAAATATTTATTCAAAGAAGAAGTCGTTAAAGGTAAAGAAGATAATTCAGGAGGAACAGGAAGTATAGGAACAGATAATACTGGTACTGATGATGGTACTAATGCAAATAGTATAGGTGCATTACTAGCAAAATCAAAAGCCGAGAATGCAAATGCAGAAGCTCAAAGCAAGTTTTTCGCATAGATCATATTTAATAGGGAGGATTACAACATGAGTTATGAAAGAACAGAAAAAATAATGGGTGAAAATAAATCCATATTATTGGTCGCAGGAATGTTGTTTCAAAACATATCGGTAAAAGTAAAAAAGACTGATGTTGCGGCATTCTTGACTAACGGAAAATTGAAAGCAGGTACTCCATTAACTAAAGATGGTAAAGTAGTTGATGGCACAACTATTACTGCTGATAAAGCTTTTGGATTACTTTATAGAGATATTGATTTAACTTATAGTAATGGGAATGAAACAGTTCCAGTAACTATATTTGGATTTGTAAACTCAAAATTATTACCTGAGACAGTTACTGCAGATGTAAAAGCAGCATTAAAAATGATACAAGTTTTATAAAATGAGAAGGAGATAAATAATGGATTGGAGAGACTATATAAACTCAAAAGAAATTGCAACATATATTAAAGCATTACCACCTGAAATGTTAATAGGTGAAGCTTTATTCCCTAGAAAGAAACAACTTGGAATGGATCTAAAATATATTAAAGGTTCAAAAAAGAAACCAGTAGTATTAAGACCATCAACTTTTGATGTAGCTGTTAAAGTTAGAGCTTTAAAGGCCGAAGTTAATATAAAAGCTAAGAGAATGCCATTCTTTAAAGAGAGTGTTCTTGTAAGCGAAGAAGATAGACAGCAATTATTATTAGCTTCACAAGCTGAAAATAAAGAACTATTACTTATGATTATATCTGAAATCTATGATAACTATGTTAGTTTAGTAGATGGTGGTGATATGCAGATGGAAAGAATGAGAATGCAGGCTTTAGCTGATGGAGTAATCAATATTGTTACTGAAGATGCAGATCTTGTATTTGATTTTGATATACCATCAGAACATAAGGAAGTATTAGCTGGTGATGCTAAATGGAGTAACCCAGATGCAGATATAGTTGGAGACATTGAAAGGTATAAAACTAAAATGAGAAATGCAGGTTATGCAGTTCCAAAGAGAATGGTTATGACAAGCAAGACATTTGGATATTTAGGAATCAATAAGGCAATCAAATTGGATATTGATAAGGATGGAAGAGTTATTCTTACAGAAGAAATTATAAAGAATTACTTCAAGAATAAACTCGATATTTCTATCGCAGTTGTTAGTGGAACTTATAAACTTGAAGATGGTTCAGAAGAACAATACTTCCCTGATAATAAAGTGACATTAATTCCAGATGGAAACTTAGGTGCTACTTATTACGGAACAACTCCTGAAGAAGCTGATAAGATGTATAGTTCAAAATTAGATTGCTCTATAGTAAGAACTGGAATAGCAATTACTACAATGAGAAAAGATGATCCTGTCACAACAGAGACAAAGGTATCTCAATTAGGAATGCCTTCATTTGAAAAAGCAGATGATTGTTTCTTTGTAACAGTAGCATAAAAGTGTAGCTTATAAACTATGCTCTTTAATTTTATTTGAAAGGATGATATAAATGGCAAGAGGTAATAAACAGGAAGAAACCAAACAAGCTGCATATAAAGCAAAAGCATTAGTCTGTATTAAATATGACAAAACATCTTACAAACCAGGTGATGAATTTGAAGTAAGAGAAGAAGATGCAAAAGAACTTGAGTATAATGGATATGCAGAAGTAGAAGAAGTACTTGAATTAAAAGAGGATGAGGATAGAGAAAAGGAGGGTGAATAGTTATGGAACGTACACCTTTAGATATTTTAAAAATTAATTTAAACGAAAGTCAGTATCCTGTATTTAGTGATGAAGAACTTGAAAACTTATTAGCAGTCAATGACAACAATGTATTAAAAGCAAGTTGGAGAGGCTGTTTAATGAAAGCTAATACAGATAGCAAAATAAAAGTTGGTCTTATAGAAATAGAAGATGCTGATCCTGATTATTGGAATAACCTTGCATCTATTTATCAAGCTGATTATATAGCAGAACAGTCGAAATTGAATCCAACTGTAACAAGTGGATATAAAACATCTATGAGAAGGGCAGATGGCTGTTAATGGCTAGATTAAAATCTAAAAAGATTATAGATGCAATCAATAAGGGTATATCAATAAATCCTACTACATTTGATGTTAAGTATGCAGAAAAGGTTCTTGTAGATGGTGCTTATGAGAAAGTTGAAAATATAATAACTTATACTGGAATAATATATTTAGAAGATAATTCAAACAAAATAACAATTGAAAGTAAAACTCAAGGAACATCTTATACTACAAATAAATATAAGATGATTTTAAATAATGAGAATGAAATAAAGATAGATGAAAAGAATGTTGTTGAATTTGAGTCTAAAGAAGGACATATAAAAGTTACAGGAGCTTACCCAATAATAATCGAAGATACTTTATGTGGTTACTTGTGTGATTTAGAAAGGACTTGATTTCATGGGTTTTAAAGTTATTGATTATATTAACAGGAAAAAAGTTGGTATGGGAATGTTACTTGGAGGAATTATAGCACCTACGCTTGTTAATAAAGCTAAAGAAAAAGCTTACTGGAAAGATAGAAGTTCTCATGCTAGAAATGGAATAAATGGTGGAGTAGAGGGTGGTGGCAGCCAGTATTCTGTATATTTAGCACATGGCACAGAATATGGAGAATGGCTTGAAAAAGGTACTGGTATATACGGACCTACTGGTAAAAAGATAGTTCCAGTAAAAGGCAAAGTATTAAGTTGGGTTGATACTGATGGGGAAAGACATTTTGCCAAGAGTGTAAAAGGTATTAAGCCTATGCCAATATTAAAAGATACTTTAAATAATAATAAAGAATTTATAATAGAAGCTGTTGGTAAGTATTGGAGTGATTAATATATGAGGCTAGCAATAAGAAATCAGTTGCTCAAAGAAGTTACGGAACTTAAAGGATGCTATGAACCTAATGTACCAGACAAGCAGACAGAAAAGCCATATTCTGTTGTTGTTGCAAAAGACGATACAGATAATGGGGAAGTAGTTGGATTTAAGAGAAGTATTGAAATATGGTTGTATGATGAAAGACTTTCTTTTAAGAGTTTAGATAAATTAGCAGAGCAGTCAATAAAAGCATTAAATTTAAAAGTAATAACTAATCCTAAAACAGGCGAGAGTTTTACATGCAAATTTGATGGGATTATAGGACAAGATATAGTAGATGAAGAGTGGAATGCAATAGCAAAAGGTTTAAAATTTACTATTATTGCATTACATGAAGACACTGAAGAAAATAAAGATAGATGGCTTGATGCTTTAAGTAATTATAGTAAAAGTATTATTGATATTCCTGTATATCTTAATAACTGGAAAAGTAATTTTCAAGTACCTTCAATTTTATGGAGAGTAACTAATAAGGATAGGATGAGAGAAACAAACAGGGTTATAAGAGAAGAAAAAACTCTTATATGTCATGTGGTAAGTGAAAATAAATCTGAAATAGAACAGATTCTTGATACTATCGAGGAACATTTAATTACGGATTTGAAAATACCTTATGATATTGAAAATAGGAGATATCTTACTATTAAGAGTATAACTGAAGATAAAGAGGCAGATATGATAACCAAGGGTCAGTTGACTATTGAGTTATTTAAAAGAAAAATGATAGAAGATAATACGCCTAAATTAAAAAACATTATTGGAAAGGGAATTATTAAATAGGAAGGAGGCTGTATAATGGCTGATGTAAATAAAGATGTTACCACAAAAGAAACAGCTACATCTACAATTAAAACTACAGTAAATGAAGAAAAGTTTTCTGTAGAGGAATATATGGAAAATGCAAAAGCACTTGGCTATACAAAAATAGTATTAGCAGGTGCTTTTTCTAATTGCTCAAAAGAAGAGAAATTTACAAAAATAGAAGTAGATAAGATGGTGAAAAATTTCTTAGGAAAGAAGGTTAAATAATGGCAAAGGGAACATGGGGAACAGATAATAAACCTGAAATACCAGGTTTTTATAACAGATTCCAGACTGCTGCTGAAGCTACAATTGCAAATGGGACAACAGGAACATTAGCTTTAACAGTAACAGCCAACTGGGGACCAATAAAAGAACCAGTTTTAATAAATAATGATGTAGAAAATACTCTTAAAGCAACATTTGGAACCGATGACAATTATACAGCTTATAAACTAGGGAAACTTGCGTTATTAGGTAAACCTAAAGAATTATTGCTATATAGACTGGCAGATTCAAGTGCATCAAAAGCTTCTTTAGTACTTCAAACAACAGATTCATCGCCATTAAATGCTATTACATTAGAAACTGTATATCCAACAACTAGAGATTTTAAGGTAACAGTAAAAACTAATGTTGCAGATTCAGATAAGAAAAACATAATCCTTTATGAAGGATCAAAACAGTTATTCAATATTACTGTTAGTGGAACATTTGCAGAAATTGCAAAGACAATAAATAATGCAACAGCAAACACATATATTACGGCTAAGACAAGTGAAGTAAGCTCAACTACGAATACTTTAGATAATGTTGCTACTAAGAATTTTACTGGTGGTAATGATGGAACCGCAGGAATAACGAATCAAGATTATATAGATGCTATGACTATCTTTGAAGGTTATGAAAAAGATGCTTTTGTTATTGATAAATATGCAGATGCATCACTACAAACATCAATACAGGCATGGAATACACAATGTAAAGAAAATGGAGATATGTTCCTTATATTTGTTACAGGTGTAAATGGTGATGAAACACTAGATGATGCTAACCAAAGATCTAATGATTATAATGATTATCTTGTAAACAATCTATTTTTAAAATCAGCGACTTACAATGGTGTGACTTATAACAGTGCTGAAGTATTGGTTTATATCGCTGCATTATCAATAGGAAAAGGATTAAAGGAATCAATTTGTAATGAAACTACAATATTTGATTCCGTAATGCCTAAATTATCAAAAACTCAAATAACATCAGCTATTAAAAATGGTACTATTGTACTTTATGAAGATGGTGGAAGAGTTGTTGTTGCTGATGATGTAAATACATATAAGATTTACAAAGATGAAGCTGGAAAGGCATTTGGAACGATACAGACTGTTATCTTTTTAAAAACAGTAAATGAAGATACTTCGGCTAAAAGATTTGAGATTTCAGGAAAAGTTGATGCTAATGATACAGGAAGAACTATTGCATTATCTTCACTTAAAAAGTATTTTGAAACATTAAATAACAATGGAATTATCGCAGATGATTTTGTTGTAAAAATTGATGAAGAAAAGCAGGCAACTGCAGAAGCTGATGAAATGTATTGGACATGGGCTGTAACTCATTACAAAAAACTTAAGAGAGTTTACGGAACAGGAATTATCGCTGAATAAGAAAGGAAGTGTAGTAAATGTCTGGAGAATTAGATGCTTCAAGAGTATGTAGTGGTACATATGGAAAGATTTTTGTTGATGGTGAATGGCAGACACAGGTAAGTGAAACAACAGCAGATGTAGAAATAGACATGAAAGAACTTTTAACCTGTGGATCTGAATGGACAGGACATAAAGCTGGTGCTAAAAAGGGAACTGGTTCACTTAAAGAGTTTAAAGTTACTTCAAAAATGATAGAAAATGGATTCAAAAAATTTGAAATAATTTCTGAATTAGATGATCCTGAAGCATATGGCTATGAAAGAATAAGACTTAAAAATTGTAGAGTAACAAAGATTAGTCTTATAAACTTTAAACCAGGAGAAGTAATTGAAAATGAATATCCATTTGTATTTGATGGATATGAATTGCTTGATAAAATTGTACAAACTGATTAAAAGTTTTATTAAGTTTTAGAGTAGAGCATTAGATGCCTACTCTTTTCTATTTATTAATTGGAATAAGAGAGGAAGATATTATAATGAAAAAATTAAATGAAGAACAACAAGCACAATTAGCATCAAAGGAAGAGGACATATTAGCAAAATTAATGGGCGAAGAAATTGAGGCACCTAAAGGAAAAGCAAGGCTTGAAAGGCTTGGAATACAATTAGAACTTAAAGGTCTTACAGGAGATGAATTAAGCAGAATAAGAAAAGAATGCACTAGAAAAAGAAAAATTAGAGGTGTGTGGGAAGAAAAATTAGATAATGCAGAATATGATGCTGGAGTTATTATAGCAGCTACTACTAATTTCAACTGGAATAATACACAATTGCTTGCTAAATATGAATTGAGTGAAGGAAAACAGTTTATAATTAAGAAATTATTAGCTGGAGAAAAGAATGCTTTAGTAGAATCTATTCTTCAATTAAGTGGATTTGGGGAAGATGTAGAGGTTACAGAAGATGATATAAAAAACTAATAAGTAGTGGAGGATCAATAGCTGCTTTATATAATTTATTTCTTCTTCATAATATGTCTCCGGATGATGTGATGAAGAAAGATTATATGACAAGAAAGTTGTTATTTGCATTCTCTGCTATTGAAGTTAAACAACGTAATAGTAAGTAATAATTATAGGGTGCTGTAAAAGGCACCCTTTTTCTTTATATATGAAAGTAGGAGGTGATTGCAATAGCATCTAAAGAAATCTATAGATTAGATATAAAAATTAATGTTAATGGAGATAAAGAATCATCTAATAAAGTTAAAAAAGTAGAAGAAACAGCAGAAAAAGCAAAAAAGAAGCTTAAAGATTTAGGAAATCAGACTGCTAGTCCTACTGCAAAGTTAAATGATAAGATGTCATCTCCATTAGAGAAATTAGAATCTAAAACTAAGAGTTTATCAGATAAAACCATAAGCCCTACAGCAAAGCTTAAAGATAATGCTACTTCTGGATTGGATAAAGTAAAGAGTGCTACTGAGAAGTTAAACAATAAAGAAGCAAAGGTTAAAGTAAAAGCAGAAGATCAAGCTAGTAGTGTTATTGAAAAAGCAAATAATAAGCTTACTTCATGGTTAAAGGCAGGATCAAAAAAGGTAATATCCATAGCACTGGCAGGTACCCTCGCTATGGGGGGATTTGGTGCTACTACAGCAATTAATACATTTAGTAATTTTGAATATGGCATGAAAACTGTACAGGCTACAAGTCAAGCTACAGAAGCAGATTTAAGTAAACTTACTAATACAGCTAAAAATTTAGGAGCGACTACTTCTTTTTCAGCAGTAGAAGTAAGCCAAGGAATGAATTATCTGGCAATGGCAGGATATAAAACTAACGATATTATTTCAGCTATGCCAGGTTTGTTAAATGCAGCTGCAGCTTCAGGTGAAGATTTGGCAAGTACAAGTGATATTATTTCAGATGCTATAACAGCATTTGGAATGAAAGCAAGTGATACAAATCATTTAAGTGACGTTATGGCCCAAGCAAGTGCTAATGCAAATACTAATATAGGACTTTTAGGAGAATCATTTAAATATGTTGGTGCTACAATGGGAGCTATGAAGTACAGTATTGAGGATACAAGTATTGCATTAGGATTAATGGCCAATGCAGGTGTAAAGGGGTCAATGGGAGGTACATCACTTAAGAATGCTATAGTTAATATGGTATCACCTACAAAAACTATGGCGGCAGTAATGGAAAAATATAAATTATCACTAACTGATAGTGAAGGAAATATGAAGTCGCTTAAAGGTGTAATGGATATGCTTAGAGAGAAAATGGGTGGTCTTGATACAGCTACACAAGCGGCTGCTGCAAGTGATTTATTTGGAAAAGAAGCAATGTCTGGAATGCTTGCAATAATTAATGCAGGTACATCTGATTATGATAAATTAACTACTGCAATATATGGAGCAGATGGAGCTGCTAAGAAAATGGCAGATACAAAATTAGATTCTTTAAGTGGTAAATGGACTATTCTTAAATCAGCTGTTGAAGGAATGAACATTGCTTTAGGAGAAAGACTAGCACCATACGCAAAACAGTTTGTAACATGGTTTACTGGAAAGATACCAGATATAACAGATTGTATAGTTAATACAGTAGATTATTTATCTAATCACACAGAAGATATAAAAGAAACTGCCATAGCAATTGGTACTGTTGTAACAGCTATAGCTGGATTTAATATAGCTGGTTCAATTGGTAATTCAATAAGTGGAATATCTAATTTAGTATCATTATTCAAAGGTGCAAGTGTAGCCAAAGATGCTACAGAGACAGCAGTAGGAATAAGAAAAGTAGGATTAGCAGCAAAAATATTACCAGCTTTATTTAGTCCAGTAGGATTAGCAATTACAGCAGGTGTTGCAACAACAGCGTATGGAGTAATGAGCTATAACTCATTAATAAATAGGAGTATAGATACAGCTACAGAAGAGTTGACTATTGGGGAAAAAATAATAAATAAATTTACAGGAAGTGCTTATAAATCAGCAAAAGAATTACAAGAATCAGGAGTAAAGTATACGGATTTCGGAGAAGGAATATCAGATTCATTCAAAAAAGCAGTAAGAGAGACTGCAAAGAGTGGAACGGAACTATTAATGAATATTAAAAAAATAGATATGAGTGGTTATTCAACATCTGATAGAGAAAATAAAATAGCAAACAGAATAAATGATTATGCCTATGATATTATTAATGCATTAGAAAACAAGAAAAATTCTGAAACAAAAGTTTTAAAAGATGCTTTAAGTGCAGATGGAGATTACAGTTCAGAAAATGATTCGGCAGTTTCATCAATAGGTGAATATTATGATAATGTTACAGAAAAAATTCAAGTTGCCAGGGATAAAGTATATTATATAACATCACAGGCTTATGCTGATAATAGAGAATTGGCAGTTAGTGAATTAGAAGAAATAAAAGGATATATTGATCAAATGAATAGTCTTAAATTAGAGGCTATAGATGCTAAAAACACCTATGATCAAGCATATGCTCAGTCTAAATTTACAACAGATGCCAGCAAGGTTACAGATGCAGATAGTGCGAGTGAATTGCTTAAAAGTTCTTATAAAGATATTGACGATGTATACAAAGATAAAATTGCTGATTTGGATGGAAATATTGCTGTTTTAGAAAAAACATTATCAGAAACAACTGAAGAAAGTAAAAAATCATCATTACAAAAGAGTATAGATGAATTAAGAAATACTAGAGGCTCTTATGCTGATTCTAATTGGAATGAGAAACAAGCAATGTATCAGATTATAATGGATCAGAATCCAGGAGCAGCTAGTAGTATAAATAAGTATACTGGTGATAAATTAGATAAGGTAGATTTAAATCGTAGGGAGACATTGGATAAGATGCAAGAAAAAACTCCGGGCTTAACCGGAATAAAAGAAAGTGGAGTATATGCTTTAAGGAATGAAAAAAATGGCAGATTAGAAAGATATGCAGTTGTTGTTAATGAACTCTCAAAAGAAATAGTAGGTGTAAAAAATTTACTTAATGGAGAAACTGGACTTTATTCGACAGAAGACGAGCAAATATTAGAAAAGGTTAGCGAAAACTATAAAGATATAAATAGTACTTTATCTAAAATAAGCGGAAATAAGCCAACCCACATATTGGAGACTTATTCTGGAACGTACGCATTAAAAGATGTTATGGGAAAAACACTAGATGCATTACAAGATGTCCGAGTGGCAGAAGATGGTGTTATAGAAGGATTTGCTACAATTGACGGAACACAAGTTTACATAAAAGCTGATGCAAGTGGAGTAATACAAGCTATAGGAAATACCAGAGAAGAATTAAATCAAGTACCACCAATTACTGCAGCAGATGTAACAACAAATGGAACAGCACAAAAAACAACATCAGAAATTACTGGAGTAATTACTAAAGCTAATGAAGCAGACGGAAAGACAATCACTATTACAACTATATTTAAAAAAGTTTCTCAATGGTTTAAAGATAAATTCTCAGGAGCAGCTGATGCAATTTCAGAAAATGCAAATGGTACCCATTATTCAGAGTCAGGATTAAGTACTGTAGATGAAAGAGGATGGGAACTCGCTGATAGAACAGTTCCAGTGATTGGACAATATAATAATAATCCTTTAGTAAATCTACAAAAAGGAACTAAAATAAGAAATCATATGAACTCTGTAAATGACATGAGAGCGGCAGTTCAACAAGAAGTAGCTAGAAAAACACCACAACAAAAGGTAGAAGTATACCAACCACAAGTAGCAATGGCCGGTGGAGGAAATCAATTCAGCTTTGGTGGAATGAATATAAATATAAATGGTAATCAAGATGTAGAAGCTATGATTCAGGAAGCAATGCAACAATTTGGACAGAATTTAAGAGATGCATTTACAAATATCCAAAAATAGCACATTATAGTATAATTTATGCAAGGTGGTTGATCAACAGTTAGAACAATTACTTAAATTTGGTATATCATGATAATATTTTGAGAAAAACATGAGAAAATAAATAATGTTAAAATGTTATAATTATTATAATGATAATATATTTTAAAAAGCGCTTAGTTTTATACTAGGTGCTTTTCTTTATTGTAAAATCCCAAGTGATTGGAGTTTTGGAAGGAGCTGATTTAGATAGATATATATTTAATTGAAGAATTCAGTAATACAACAATTCACTTCCCAGTTAATCCATTAGAAAAGATATCAGCACCTAGAAAAAGAAGATACAAGACAGAAGAAGTATTAAATGTTGGTGAAGTTGATATAAAACAATATGGAAAAAATATAAGAGAAACATCATTTAATTCTTTATTTCCTATTGAATATAATGAAAGTTATTGTGTATGTATGCCAACAATGTCACCGCAACAATATATGAATAAAATTAATGAATGGGTTGATGCAGAGTTAGATACAGTTCAGCTTAGATTAATAATAGCAGAATTAAGTATTAATGAGATAGTAAATATAAGTCAATTTGACCCAGAAGTAAGGGGTGGAGAAGTAGGAGATATATATTTCAGTATAGCATTTAGAACTCACAAACCCTTATTAATCGGATATATAGATAATTCACAAAGTTCATATCAAGGTGGACTAATTGATTATGGTAATAGATATTTTGGTGATGATACTTACTCTGATGGAGATAAAATAAAAATTGTTATTACTGCTACTGTATATGAAGAAGATAGTCAAAATAGTACAGGACTTGGATATGCATACGAAGGAGAAACATATACTGTTTATAAACAGTGGGGAGATTGGTTATCAATTTATTGGGGCTCATCTGGTGGATATGTACATAAAGGTTTTGTAACTAAAGCGTAGGTGGTGATATATTATGGATTTAGTATTGAAAAATAAATATAAGATAGAAGGACTATCGTTATCTGGATCACTTAAAGAATCCATAGACACTATTTCTTATACTATGAATTTTGAAATATTAAAAAATTATGCACTTGCAAATAAAATAGGATTAACAAAAGGTGATTCTATAGAATTTTACGATAAGGGATTCTGGTCAAAAGAAAATAAGAAGATTTTTTCAGGCGTGATTTGGACAACAAATGAAAGCGATAAGACAATGAGAATATCACTTGAATGTAAAGAAAGAACGGTTTATTTGGAAGAATCAGAAGATGAATTATTGTTATATGATGGTCATACAGCAACTCAAAGAGCTACTAACATATGCAATGATTGGAGTATACCAATAGGAAATTTTGCAGATACAGGAATAGGATTATCTAAAGATAGAAGAAAAAATTCATTATATACAATGATGTGGAGTGATCTTAAAGAAACTGCTCAAAAGGGTGGAAAGTTGTATTGCTACAGAATGGGCACTTCTCTTGATTTAATTGAACTAGGCACAAATGAAGTTATATATAAACTTGATGGAATTATCGATGATCCAAGTCGTAAAAACACATTAGATGGAGTTGTAACTCAAGTAAAGGTGCTTGGAGAAAATAAAAGTAAGGAAGAAAGTCCGGAAATTTCACCTATAGTAGGAGTATTCAAACAAGGAACTGATGATTATGGAACTATACAAAAAATAGTACAAGATAGTAAAGTAACTGATTATGCAACAGGACAGGATAAAGCAAACTCTATGTTTTCTACAGGTGAAGATACATGGACTTTTAAATGCGTTAAAGATATTCCAGATATACGTGCAGGAGACAAAGTATCATTATATAATAAAGATTATTACGTAACTGAAATCACACATAATTTAGGTGATGCAGATAGCATGACAATGAATGCTATGTCTACTTTAGATGATATAAGGAGGAAATTTTATGCCAAATGATATTTATAATGAAATTGCAAGAGTAGTACATGGAAATACAAATCAATCAATATCAGCATCCAATTATGGAACTGGTATGGCGTTAGCAACTGTAACTGAAAGTGGATTACTAGTAGATGGAATAAAGCAAGAATATCCTAAAGGTGATTATTGGATTTTGGATAATTTAAAAAATACTGATAACATTACAACAGAATCAGCTAGTGGTCCAGAATCACATACACATACAATAAAAACACCTAGTAATCAATTAGCTATAAAGGTGGGAGATAGAGTATTAGTTGCTGTAATGGGTATTAATGCTGTTATTGTTGGGAGGATTTCTAATGGCTAATTTATTTCCTACAAATAGTATTGAATCTGTAACTATTAAAGAAAATTCTACATTTGAATTAAAAGGATCATATGCTATTGATTTTGAAACAATGACATTTATAAAGAACCCAGATGGAACTATAAAAATATTAAATGGTTATGATGCTTATATACAATGGTGCCAACTTGCTATAATGACAATAAGAAATAGATTTAAGGCATATACTTATAGGTTTGGTAGAGAAGAATTGAATAAGGAATTAAATAAAGAAGCTACGGAAATGGAGCTTACGAGAATCACACAGGAAGCATTAATGGTGCATCCAAATACAAAAAGTGTTGATTCTTTTTCTTTTACTTGGAAAAATGGAGAAGTCTATTATGAGTACAAAGTAACTCCAATTAAAGGACAAAGTAAAGTATTAAAAAATACTGAGAAGGTGGGATGATAATTAATGACAATATCAATAGATAATTACCTTCCGGATTATCTTAAGGAAACATCAGAAGATGTATTAAAGAGAGCTATTTCAAACGCTCCATCTAATATTAATACGATGGAAGGAGATATATTTTGGAATTCTGTTAAGCCTTTTTCAGAAGAAATTGCAAAATTTAGAAGGGTATCATTACTACAGATATTAAAGCTGGGAATCACTCAAACAGCCACAGGAAAATTTTTAGATCTTAAAGGTGAAGCTGAAGGTATACCAAGGAAAAAGGGTTCGGCTGCAATTCACAAGATTAAAATATCAGCGAAAGAAGGTACTCGAATAAGTGCTGGAAGAGTTGTATGTACTACAAGAAGCGAAGATCAAGCAGCAATAGAATTTTTGGTGCAAAACACAGTAATCGTTGATGATTCAGAAATAGCAATAATTGAAGTTGAATGTACTGAGATAGGAACAATCGGAAATGTGGCAATAGGAAATATTAATATGTTTTCTCAAAATATAAACGGTATTATTTTTATTGAAAATATAGAGATAATTAAGTTTGGTGTTGATGATGAATTAGATGGGGACTATCTTGAGAGAATATTAGAAAATGCTTCAAATACCCCAAGTAGTGCTAACGATGCGCATTATGAAAAATGGGCTAAAGAATGTACTGGAGTTTCAGAGTGTAAGGTAATTCCACAATGGGATGGGGATGGAACAGTTAAAATAATAATTGTTGCAGATGGACATAAGGCTGCGACTAAAGAATTAGTTAATGAAGTAAATAATTATATAGATCCATATCCTAAGATGGGTAAAGGACAGGCACCTATTGGAGCAGAATTAACGGTTGTAAGTTGTATAGAAAAAGCAATTAATATTAAAGTTAAATTACAATTATCTGATGGTTATATATTAAATATATGCAAAGAAAAATTTGGTGTAATGTTAGATACTGAATTAAAAGAAATGCCATTTAAAACTACTAAATATATTTCTATAGCACAGTTAGGTAGGTTAATTCTTGATATTCCAGGTGTAATTGATTATACAGATTTATATTTAAACGAATCGGTATCTAATTGTATTTTAGCTGAAGATGAGATTGCCGTAAAAGGCATTTTAGAATTGGAGGCGATATAGTTGGATATCACACAATTCAATTCTAAATTAAATAAGTTAGATGGAAATATATATACAATAGAAGAAGTTATTAATCCAATAGCTGGTGTTTATGAAAAAGAATTAGCACATGATAATGTCGAAGTAAACACAATTAACATTTATACAGGAAGTAAGCTTACAGGAACTAAGATAAATACATATACAACTTTTACACCTTCTCTAACTCCATGGAAAACTATTATTAAGATATTTTCTACAGAGCCAGTTTTATATATTACTTATGAAACTACTGGAGATACAGTAGAATCAGAAGATGTTAATAATCTACAGGATGCATTAAATGAAACTCAAAGAGCGTTGAATGCCGAAATTGATAGAGCGGTAAAAAAAGAAAAGCAAATTGAAATAGACTTAAATAATGAAACTGTAAGAGCAACAAATGCTGAAGGAGTAATTTCAGATAATTTGGATAAAGAAATATTGCGAGCTACTAAGGCTGAAAAAGTGTTAACAGATAATCTCAATTTAGAAGTAGAGAGAGCGACTGCTGCAGAGAGTACTTTAACAAACAATTTAAATAAGGAAATTACAAGAGCCAAAAAAGCTGAAAATGATGAAGAAATGAGAGCAACAAATGCTGAAAGAATCATTGCAGATAATCTAACAAAAGAGGTTAATAGAGCTAGTAGTGCTGAGTCTACACTTAGAGATAATTTAGATAGAGAAGTAGAAAGAGCTACTGGTTCTGAAAGTTTAATACAATCCAATATTGATGCAGAAGTAACAAGAGCAAAAGCAAAAGAAGCACAAATAGATAATGCTTTAGCAGATAGATATACTAAAAATCAGATATTTACTAAGGATGAAGTATTAGAAAAAATACAAAATGTTATTGGTACAGCACCAGCTGCATTAGACACTCTTAAAGAGATTGCAGATTCATTAAATAATGATTCAAATTTTGCTGGAACTATGACAAATATGTTGTCAGAAAAGGTAGATAAGGTTGCTGGAAAACAATTAAGCACAAATGATTTTGATAATACACAAAAATCTAACTTAGCGGATTGTAACACTAAAAAGCATACTCATACTAATAAATCCGTTTTAGATGGAATTACAAGTACACTGATCACAGCTTGGAATAGTGCTGTAACTCATATAAGCGATGCTGTAAAGCACATAACAAGTGCAGAGAGAACATTATGGAATACAGTAAGTAATAAGGCAGAAAAATCTCATACTCATACTAAATCACAAATAACAGATATGCCAACTAAAGTTTCTCAATTTACAAATGATTCTGGCTATATTACTGCTTCTGATATTGATTCTTCTCAAAATCATACTCATACTAATAAATCTACATTAGATAAGATTACAGAGGATGCTTGGAATAACAAGCTAGATAAAAGTGGAGGAACAGTTTCAGGGAGAGTTATTTTTAATGGGGGTATATCTGTAAAGAGCCTAAATGGGGGAGCAGGTACATCTGGATATATGTATATAGCAAGAATAACAGTAGCAAGGCCAAACCAAGACCAACCAATCAAATTAGATATACAACAAAGAAATAGATATGGTTCAATAGTTTTTCAGTTTGCAAATTCTAGTTCTACAGATCCTCCACTATTATATATAAGAAAGATGGGAAATATAAGAGCATATATACATAAATCTGGAACAAGTACATGGGATTTATATGTTCAAAAATCAGAAGGTTATGATGTAATTGAAGTTATTACTTTAGGTAGAGGGGAGTACATGAACTACCTAAATATTGAGTGGAATGGTGTTACGGTAACATCTATGCCGAGTGGTTTTGTTACTGCTTCAACAGAATTTATGGATTTAGCTGTAACAAAAGCTACACAAGATTCTGATGGAAACCAAATCAATACAACCTATGTTAAAAAAGGTACTACATGGGATGAAATGGAGGGAATATAGATGTATTATGGACAATCCAAGTATGGAGTATCTAAGTATGCAGAGAATATGCCTTCAGAGGAAGAATTAAAAAAGTATTTTGTTAACTTATATAAATATGTACCACAATTTATTTATGAGCTTCCAGAAATGGAGGCTATTTATTATGTTGAAGGTTTAGAATTAGGATTGTTAAAATGGCAGATTGAAGATGTTTTAAAACAATTTAATGTTGATACTGCAACATGGGGACTTAGAATTTATGAAGATAAATATGGCATTCAATATAATCCAAGTATGAGTTATGAAAGTCGTAGAGAAGTAATAAAAGCAGCTATACGTGGAAAAGGTGTAGCAGATACATATAGAATAAAAATTGTTGCTGAGAGCTTTAGCGGTGGTGAGTGCAATGTAATACGTCATGACAGGGAAAAATACTTTACTATACAATTTGTTGGGATTAAAGGGATCCCAACAAATATGCAGGCACTTATTAATGAGATAAAGAAGATTAAGCCTTCGCATATGGGATTTGATTTTAAATATACTTATACATCATGGGATTATTTAGATAGCAAGAATTTAACTTGTAATGAAGCAGATAAAATTACATGGGATAATATAGAAATTTATGATTAAGGAGATGATAAAATGAGAATAAGTTCTAATTACGGATTAAAGCTAATGGAAGGAACGGACAATGTTAAGAGGCAAGATTTTGTAGATAATTTTACAAAGATAGATACAGAAATGAGAGCAATAGAAAATGGAGGATATCCAATAGTAGAAGCTACAGGAACTAACGCATATATTGGTGCTAATGTAAGGATTCAATCTTTAAAAAAAGGCACTAAATTAACTCTATTTGTAGGAACAAATGCGACTGGTAATTGTAGTTTGAATTTAAATTCTTATGGAGCTAAGAACATTAAAGATAGCAATGAGAATATTGTAACAAATATTAAAGCTAATATACCATATAATCTTTGTTACAATGGTACGGATTTTATATTACAGGGTAAAGGAGGTGGTGGAAACTTAATCCCTAAGTATTTATTAGCTGGTTATTATGGAGAAGGTGATAATGGACGAGTAGATGGTGCTATGGTTAATCGAGGTGCAGTAACTCAAGCGTTAGGACTCAATGGAAGCTTAACACTTCCGGAAGGTTATTATAATAGCGTTAAAATAGCACAGACAATACCATCAAGAGGAAATACTGGTGGTAATGTCGGTACAAATTGGTGGTCTCCATATAATGTAGTAAGTGCAGGAAATTATCTACATTATAAACCTAACAATGCAGACAACGGAGTAATGGCTTATTATGGAGATTGCTGGATATCAGCGCCTTTTTCTACAATAGCAAATATTTTAGGAATAACAGGCGATAAAGTAGTAGCAGGTAATAATATTTGTGGTGTTCAAGGAGCTGCAACAATTCAGAGCATGGGTAAATATGTTGAAGTAGAAGATGGTAGCGTAGAGGTATATACAAACACAGAAGGGACAGAAGAATTTAAGATAACAACAGGATTTAGACCGCGTTTTGTTATGGTAAAATACTTCCACAGCAAATATAATGGAACAACTTGGATGCTATTTAATTATACAGGCGACAAATGGTTTGGTATGGGTAAGAGAGACAATAACAGTACAACATCTACATATAGTACAAGTTCAGTTATGAGTACAGTTAAATTTGTAGACGATGGAGTTATTATTAAAGCGAGTCCTTATAGCAGATATAGAGTAGACTGGATAGTTTCAGAATAAAAACAGAAATAAAATAAGGAGTTACAATAATATGAAAACACTAATAATATACGATTCCAGTGGTAATATTTTATTTACTAAAACACCAGTAGAAGAAAATGAAGTTTTTAAATATATAATTTCTGATGTGCCAAACGATAGACAACCTATAAGAGTAGAAAATAATGAAGTCATACTTGATGATACAGAAGAAGTTAAATTAGCAAAGAAGAGATTAGAAGAGCTTGAAAAAGAACAGCTAAAAATTAAACAAAGTTTATTAGATATGGAGAATGATTTATAATGAAAACAGATAATTGGATTTATGATTACATTTATGATTTAGTTGAAGCTAAATATATAAGCAAGGAAAAAGCATTAGGATATACTGAAAATTTTTATAATAAGAAAAAATTAAGTGATGAAGAATATAAAGATTTAATGTTATTTATAGAGAGTACTTATGAAAATTAAATAAGCAAAGCAGTAATTTAGGACTTTTAATAGGTCTTTTTTTATTGCCTATTTTTAAATTAAAATATCCAATCGTTTGGAAATATGAAAAGGAAGGTGACATATGAATGAAGAACTAGTTAGACATGAACTTGATACACATAATATAAGACTTAATGATCATTCAAAAAGATTAGATAAATTAGAAAGAGAAGGTGCAGAACTTAAAACAGAAATTAAAAATTTGTGTGATAATTTAAAATCTTTAACAAGTATGATGAAGTGGTTCACAACTGCTATGATAGGAGCTTTTATAAGCTTCTTTTTTTATGCAGTTCAAAATAATATTTTTAAATAATGGAGGAATGTAAAATGGAAATGAATTTAATGGAGTATGTGCCAAGTCACTTAGCAATTTTAATTGCATGTATTTATGTTGTAGGAGTATTTCTTAAGAATTTAAATAGTGTACCAGATAAGTATATTACTATAATTCTTATGCTTTTTGGAATTACTTTTGCTGTGTTACTAAGTATAATAAACGCTCAATATAAAGTAGCTTTAGATGTAATTGTTAATGGTATATTACAGGGGATATGCTGTTGGGGGATATCTGTAGGAATTAACCAGACAGCTAAGCAGTTAAGCAAAAACGATTAATTAAAGAGTAGCCAGTTAGGTTACTCTTTCACATTATGTAATGTAAATTTAATAAGGAAGTGTTATATTATATGAAATTTGGAATAGATTTAGGACATGGAGTAGGTAAAGATCGTGGAGCAGTAGGAAATATTGCAGAAGAAACAATAATTAATTCTGTAGGAAGTCTTGTTATAAGCAAATTAAAAGCATTAGGACATAGTGTTATTGAATTAAGGCCAGATAGTGCCACTAGCGTTCAAGATAGCTTATATCAACGTTAT